AAATCCTGAACGGCCGGATCGGTCACGGCTTCGGGCGGCTTGGCGAGATTTTCGGCCAATATCTTGCCCGCCTGCTCGGGCGGAACGCCTTGCTTCGCGAGTGCGTCGGCCGCGGTCTTCAATGATTCGACCGGGTCCGCTCCTTTGCCGTGGAAGGCTGCGAACATGCCGCCCATGATCGACTCGGTGACGACCTTCTTCATCGCATCGCCGTACTTGCCTTCGGCAAGCATTTGAACGGTGCCGTACCGCATTTCGCTCTGCATCTTTTCCGGCATCCCGGCTTTAACGAACAGATCTTCGCCGAGGCCGGCAATCGCATCGGCTGCGGTCATTTCCGCCGGCATGATGACGCCGCCGGCGGCTGCCCGGCCAAGTATTGGCAGCTTTGAGGTGACTCCGCCGACGTGGCCGACGATAGCATTCGTGGCCGCGGCCCGGAATAGCGGGATGCCGACGTTTTCAGGCGAGAGCAACGCCCCGCCGTTCTTGGCTTGATTCTCTTCGGCCTGCTTCAAATACCCGGACGGCGTCAGCGGAGTGGCCGCCACTTGAACGCCCACGGCTTGAGCGGCCCGGCCGCCCTTGGTCACGGCCCCTTCGATGAGACGGCCATACCCTGCGGCCCTGGCGCCCGCTTGGACCAATCCGGCCCCGGTGAGTTGCTCGGCCGCCATGCCTGGTGCGGACGCCAATCCTTGGGCGACCTGACCGGTAAACCCAATGCCCTCGTTCCGCTTGGCCTCGTAGTTGCCGATTGCCAACCGTGCCAACTGCTCGTCGGTCACGGAGTTGTCGCCACGCTCGAACGCCTCTTGGGCCTCCTTCATTTTCTGGGAATCGCTTTTGCCGCCAGTGATCGCCCGGCCGACCGCGGTGATTGCGGTCTGGAACGGCAACGCCACGTCGCGCGGGCGGATGCCGAACGGTCCTTCACGATTACCCGGCAAGCCGACGGCCCGCATGGTCTTGTCGATAGGCGTATCGCCGCCTCCGGTTTGGCCTGCCCATTTCATTGCTTCTTCGAACCGCTCCTGCTGGTTCTGCATCGGCGTGGGCTTTGGGTCAAACTTCATCAGAGATGCGAAAGGATCGTCCATGTTGGGCTTGATGTCGCCGGCGTTTTCGCCAGTGCCGGCCCATGCCATCAGAGATGCGAACGGATCATTCATCGTTACTTTCCTTTCAGAGCGGCTTTGGCTTCTTTGTAAATGTCGCTGAGCTTCTTGCCGATGACGGCGAGTTCAGCCTTGCGGCGGTATGCGTCGGGGCTGCTCATGATTTCATTGATCTGGGCGTACAAGTCGTCGACGTATTGCTTCGCCGTCGGGTCTTGATTGAGCAGTGGCAGCATTTCGTTGTATGCCGCCCGCATGTCCGCGCTGATCTGCTTAAGTTCCGGGGCTTGTTGCGGCTGCTGTTGACCAGTCGCCTGCTGAACGCTTTTCTGCAACGATCGGCCAATCTCCGCGCCCATGCCGTAAAGCGGGTCCGTCGGGTCTTGTTCAGGCTCGGGCATCTGCGCATTCGCACTACCGGCCATTCTCTTGACCGCGTCCCGAATGTGCCGTGTTCGCAATTCTTCGTTTACGTCGATGCCGTCGGCGTTTTTCTGGACGGGATACATGGCTTCCGCTTCGGCCTTCGCCTCGGGCAGCGCCTTCTTGTAACTGAATCCTTCGTCTTTCTGGGCGTGCTCAAGGAACGGGTTGTACAGCCGGCCGGTCTTGGGATCGACGCCAACCATGTGCGTGCGGCCGGTGGACGGGTCGACAAACGGCTGAACCGTGACGCCTTGGGCCGCCATATCCAGTTGAAACTTCTGGGACATAATCATCGTCTTGTTGATGTTTGCCGTCTCTTCTTCGCGCATCCTAGCCTGAGCGGCCTGATTGTTGGCCTGCTCGTTTTGCATCCGTCTCTGCGTGAAATTGATACCCGTCTTCAATTCCATCGCGGCCCCGTAATACTCTTCCGGCGAAATGATGTTTGAGGCCCGCGCGTCTTCGAGTTCTGCCAGTCCGGCCTGCATCCGGGCCATGCGGTCACGTTCCTGTTTGCTCACCTGCATGTCGGCATAGGCAAACTGGTCCTGCATCATGCCCTGACGGAACGCATGATCTTGCTGCTGTGCGTACTGCTGAGCCTCGATCTGACGCATCTGGGCGAGCTTTTGAAACTCGATCTGATTCCTTTGCCCAATCAACTGCCCTTCGATGGCGTTGCTCGAATTGTTGGCCGCCGTTGCGTTTCCGGCGGACGCGATCGACGCTTGGGTGATAAGCCTCTGGCGCTCCATTGCCATCTGCTGAGCGCGGGCGTCGGCTTGGGCTCGGGCTTGGCTTTCTGCGTAACCGCGAATGATGTCGCCGCGAAATGGACTTGCCGGCTGGAAGTTGACTGGCATTGAGGGACTCCTTGCGTCCCTCAAATCTTAGCAACATGCCGAGTCAATACCCGGTCACGGACCCGTCGGCGTTTTTGTAGGCAAGCCGGCCGGTGGCCGTGTCGATGAATAGTTCGAGTTGAAATGCGGTCGCGGCAGCTATGCGACGAGGACGGAATGCAATCTCCCAACCCGTCTGCGTCTTGTAGATCGAGCCGGAATCAATCAGCCCGTTTAGAAGCTGCTCAACGATTTCCGTGAAACGAACAGATCGGGGATCAATCTTCGTTGGTGAAGACGATGTTTCGTTTGACTGGCCTTGCGCCCGCATCTGGGCGTTCATTTCACGAGTCATGAACCGAGCACCGCCGCCGCCGATCGTCGATTCGGCTCGCGTGCCCCCGGTCGCTGCACCGGACGAACGGATATTGGCCTGTCCGGCGATCGGGCCGCCGGCAACCAGCCTGATTGGCACGCGGGGCACCATTCGCTGAGCCAGACGGTTTGTGTCAAGTGGCGAAGGAGATGGCACGCCGGGGAACCACGACCCCGACGCGGTGATGCCTGCCGACACAGACGAGACGCGATCATCTTCGTCGTCTTCGTGCTCTTCAAAATCGTCAATTCGCGTGTACGTTTCTGGGTGGCACGGCATCGAAAACACCTAGAAAACAAGGCAAATGGGCGGGGGTCAAATTGACCCCCGAGGTGGCTTATCCAAGCTCTGTGACTTCCATTCCGCCGCTGAAATTGCACGTTCCCGAAACGGTCGAGAGCAGTTCGAAAACACATCCTTCGGCTTCGGCAACCACGGGGCCATCTTTACCAAAATTAAAAATGTAGGCGCCGTAGTTGTGTCCGCCGTCGGGCACAAGATCGACGAATGCTGCGGATGTTGTGGCCTTGGTCGTGTCGTTGGTGCGTGCGGTGAAAGTTGCGGCTGAATCGCCGTTGTCATACGGCCTTGGTGTCGCCGCGCTCCCACCACTGCCGAGCGTGACTGTCGCCGGGCTGGTCTTGATGTTTAGACGCAAGCCCTGTGCGGTTTGCAGGGTGGTGTCGTTCATGGCAAACCACACCCGGTTCACGATGCACACCTTGCCGGCGGCACCGCGGATCGAAACCAAATCCTGTGCGGCTGCGATCGTGACGTACTTGAACGAAACGCTGTACTTGCGTGGCATTGGCGGCTCCTAGTAATCCGAGAACGCCCAATCCCACATTGCGGCGTCATCGTAGGGTTGGTCTTCCCATCCGCCCGTACTCCAATCGCTGGAATAACCGGGGTCGGTGTAGACAACGTCTTGGCCCGGGTCGTAGTACCCGTAGTCCGTGTAGTCGTCATAACCAGAGTAGGGATCGCTATAGGGATCGCTGTACGAATAGCCGGCGGAGAACGGGTCGCCGTAGATGTCCCACGCATCACGGCCGGGGTCATAGGCGCCGGGAACGTCTTGGGCCGGCTCGTCGTAAGACCATCCGCCGTTTTCACCGTAAATGTCCCACACGTCTCGACCGGAATCGTAAGCGCCCGGCGTTCCTTCGGGGGACTGCATGTAGTCCCACCAGTTCATATTCGGGTCTTGCCATCCGCCCAAATCCCATGCGTCCCGGCCGTAGTCGAACGCCCCGGGAGTACCAGACGGCGCGGTGTAATATCCGCCCGTGCCGTAGCCGACTCCGCCAACGGTCGCCCCGTAGCCGCCGGTGGCGTAGTTGAATCCGCCGCCAAATCCGCTGCTGAAATTTCCTCCGGTGCCACCGCCAAACGTGCCACCTCCGCCACCTCCGCCAAAGAACGATCCGCCCATGCCGCCGGCCGGTCCACCTCCGCCGCCTCCGGCCGGCCCGCCGCCAAGGGTCCGCGAGCCAAACGGTGAGGGCGGTCGATTCGTGCCCGGGCTGGCCAGAATCGGGCTGCTGGCGCCCCCGCGGTCTCGGTTCGCATCTTGGGCCGCTCTTGCCGCTTCCATCTGCGATAGCTGAGCGTACATGCCAATGTCGGGATACGGAGCGTTGACGCGTTCGAGGGCCGCGAGTTGAGCCTGACCGAGCCCGGCCTGAAACTGCGTTCCTTGTTGCTGGCTTGCAAGCCTGCTAAGGCCGATCTGATTGGCGTACTGGGCTCCTAGTTGGGCAAATTGGTTGTTGCTGCCGGTAATCGCTCGCGCCCGGTCAAGTTCGATTCCACGCTGCATGTTCTGCTGAACGGTCGAGTTGCCAAAACCGCGTGAAATGGCGTCTTGTAGAGACTTGCCGCCTGCCGCGTTGTACTGCGTGTTGATGTCGGTGATGTTGGATTCGTTCGTGCCGGCGATCCGCCCGAGCACGTCGCCGTAGTGCGTGTTGTAGCCTTCGAGAATGCCACGGTACTGATCGTCAACAGAACTTCGAAGCGCGTCATACCCAGACTGCACACCGCTGTGAATCGCGGCGTTCATGCCCAAGGCGGCCATGTAATTGTTCTGGTACTGCTGTCCGAGTTGGCCGCCGAGGGCGCCGCCGACGTTTCCGCCGCCGGCGAGCGCTTGCCAAGGAAGATTTGCGTTGAGATTTGGGACTGGCATTCGTGGCCTCCTGTGACCACGATTCTATCAATCATTTCCCCCGCTGCCGGACCATGCCCTTCGTTTCCACGACCATGCGGATATTCTCAAGCGCCCATCGCTCAGACGACACGAGCGAAAGATAGTCGGCGTATCCGGCTCGCCTGACCGCGTCGGTGAAGTTCCGGCCCGCGGTCCACGTCCCCGTGGCAACCGGGCTGGCGGCGAGGGCCTCTTCGGCCGTATCGGCAAGGTAGAACGCATAATCCACGTCGCCGGAGTTCTGCCCGAGCACGCCTTGCACTTCCTTGACCATGACCGAGTCATTGAATTTGGTCAGAATCGGGCCGATCCATACCTCTGACGTGATCGGCGTCCCATCGTCGTCGGTCGCATCGGCCGAGATGCTCCGGACGTACCCATCCCATGAACCAATGAGGCTTTGCCGGTCTTCGACGTTGTTGCCGTCAAAGTTCGTGCAGCAAAGCGGATTATGGGCATCGTTTTCGAACTGATCCTGCCACCACGCATTCGACCGCGATTCCCAAGTGTAATGCGTTGTCGGGAACATGGTCGTCAGCAGCGTGACCCAAACGTGCAACTGCTCAAGCCGGTCGTTCCATTGAAGGACGACACTGTATTCGCCGGTGTTGATTGTTTGCAAAAGCGGGTCGATCGCCATGCTGATTCGTTCGGGATTCTGCCCCGGGACGAACGCAAAAATCCCCGTCCGGTTCGAGAAGAAATAAACCACGCCCTGCGGGTCCATCGCCCACGCGCGGCCCCATGTGATGCCGATCGAATTTGTGACTAGGTCGAGGCTGCCACCGTAGTTCGGGTCGCCGCGGAACAGGTAGATGCTCGAATCCGTCCCCACGATGAGAACATCGTCGGTGTACGGGATGAGGGCGGTGATAACGTCAGGCAGTTTGCCTTGCGGGCCGACGTTCCCCGACCATGCCGCATCCGGTGGCACGGGCAAAGGCGGAGCGTAATCGAAATTGAATGGATCTGAGACCTTGGACATGAAGATTGTGCCCGGGTCTTTTATGAGGCCCGAAAGCACAGTACGGCCTCGCCATGTGCAGATGAGCCGCGGCGTGTTGTTGTCCACGTCGACCGGCAGCGTTCCGGCCGTGGCAGTCCACGTCTTCATCGTGTTGTCGGCCGGGTCGTAGTAGCACTCGTTGGTTCCGTCGGCAAAAAACACGAGTTGATTGTTCACCGCGCTTTGCATCGTGCCGGTGTAATTCAGTGGCGGCGTGTTTCCGGTCGAGTTGTTGGCGATCGTCCACGTCGTTTCGCCGGCCGGCACGGAATAGAAGTTGCCTTTGCTGATGGCGTACAAAAGGACGACTCGACCTGATTGGGACGGCTGCACGGTTCCTCCTCCTGGGGCAACGATACCGGTGCACACCAGCATCGAGAGTTCTTGGGTGATCCACTGAGCGGCACCGGGCCGGGCTTCCAGATATTTGACGATGCCGTTCCTCATGCCGCCTCGCCGGCGGTCGGAAACGTCGACGGCTCGCACGTTGATTCCCACGGCACACGTCCGGGCGTAATCGCCGCCTGCGGCTGGCCGGTTGGGCTGCCGGCAGAATGGCCCGGTCACGTCGATGCCGGCATACGGGAAATTGATCGTGATCGTTGTCGTGCTCAAGAGACCCCCGGTGTCGGTGGAGGAGTGCGATAGGTGTATCTCTGGACAATCGGCCCAAATGGAACGACCGCTCCGTAATCGTTGTAAATGCTTTGAAGCGTGACCGTTTTAGACAATGCAACCGAGGTTCCTGCTCGCCTAACAGTCATTGATCCAACAAACACATAAGTGACGGAAATTGGACCGCCCAAGGGGCCGAAGAAATTGAATTCGGCTTCTCCGACTGAATTTGTGCGGGCGTAAATGTATGGATTTGTTCCACCGCCAAGAAAGAATGTGTATGGCGGCACTGGAACAAATGGCGAGTTTTCAAGAATGTCGAACGAGTACGCGGTGCAACCTAATCTGACTCGCCGGTTCGCTATCGGCTTGCCATCCGACGTTCTTCTCAGGGTGAATTTCAATTTGACTGGTCGCCTTGAAGCATAAGGCAAGTTCACGTCATACACAGTCCCAACCGCATTTTCAGAAATTGTTGCGTAGTAGGTAACTAACCCCGAACCGGTGTCGATTGTTTGAGGACTTGGGCCGGACGTGAAAATGTAACCATCCAAGCATTCAGCGGACATAGTGTAATCGGGAACCCACGTCACTTTGCCAATTCCGCGAACGGCCCGCCGGCGGCCGAGTGCGTCGACATAAACGTGAGTCGCGAGATACGTCACCGTGCCTTCGTAGGACGGCTCGTTGACGATGAGAGTGGCCGTTCCGCCGCCGTTTGTCGTTGCCGAAAGGCCGTCGCCGTCGAGGCCCCGCGGGATGGTTGAAATGGAAAGAACGCCCGAGCCAATGCCTGTGCCGCCGGGCAGGTCGGTGAGGTTGATCGTCAGCGTGACGTTTGCCCCGTTCGACTGAGTGGCCACCGATGGCGCCAGTGAGACACGCCGACGAATGGCCGGCGGCTGCCGTCGATTCGGCTGCGGGCCGCTGCCACCAGGTGGAACAGGCCGGCCGGGTGGCGGGTTGCGTTCGTCGTCAGGATCGGGCGGGTTGGTCGACGGGTCCGTGATGACGCCGTCCGTGACGTTGTAGTCTTCGAACGATGAAATCAGGTAATTGTCATCGAGCAGGACGATCTGCCCGAGGTGTTGAATCACGCTGGCCGTCGTGAACGAGATTTTGAAAGCCCCGCTCGCCCCGAGCTTGCTAGCCAGATACAGAGGATTGACACCGCCGGAGTCGGCCGAGCCACCGCCGCCACCGCCGCCGGGCTGCTCGCCGGCTTCCGCCTCAACTTCGCTTCCGGTCGCAGCAGTCGCACCGTCACCGCCGGCACCCTGCGGATTGGGATCAGACAGCGGAAGGCCGGCACCGCCAATGCCGCCCACGAGGGCCGCCTGCCCGTCGGTTCCATCATTGCCTATGCCAAAGAAGTATCCGGACGATCCACCACCACCACCGCCAAGGCCAACGCCGGAATTTCCGCCTTGTCCGCCGTCGTAGACGACATCGCCAGTACCGCCTGTACCGCCGGTTCCATCAGCAAGGCCGCCGTGTGCGATCAAAAGGTTCGTGCTGAATGTGCTCGCCTCGCCGTCGTCGCCCGGCCCAGGTCCGCCCGAGCCGATGACGTAGGAGTATTTTGTGCCGGCCGTCGGTGCGAATGCCGAAAGTCTCGCATACTCGCCACCACCGCCACCGCCGACGCCCAAGTTCTGCGATGTCTCTGCGTCAAATGGGCTTCCGCCGCCACCCCACACCTCGACGATGGCCGTGTTGATGACGTTCATCGGAGCAACCCAGACGCCCGGGCCGGTCGCCGTGACCTGCGTCACCACGCTCTCGGTTTCCGGCAATCGACTATCCGGGTAGCGAATGAGCCCGTTACGCGAGCCGCCGCGATAACGGCGTTTGATCGCGTCTCTGGACCTGACGTTGGTCGCGTTGGGCGACGTGAGCGGAGGCTGCTCAGTAACCGCGGTCGAAACATCCACACCGCGGATCGGGAATGTGTAGTCGATGACTTTGGCATCCATGCCATCAGTCTACGGCTTGCCTTATTGCAGGCGTTCGACTTTGGCAAACTGCTCGCGTCCAGCCGTTCCGTCGACCCAAGGAATGACAATGTTCCCCGTCAGTCTTGAGTGCTCCCACGAGGCCGGAGCGGTGATGAGGCTGCGGCCGAGTTGGCCGGGTTGAAGGTTCGAACCTTGAAGAACGTTGCCGGTTATTTCAGCGTGCCCAAGCTGGTATCCGGCCAGAGTGCCCGGAGGGTCTTGGTATTGGTAGCACCATGCCCTGATTGACGGAAGGATGCCATTGTGACCATTTAGAAGATTTCCGGTAATTGTCGTTGGACCCATCGAGAACACGTCAATAACAGGCGTCCCGTCATCCATCGGCGTGCCGTCCCACCGGCAGTTCGTAACAACAGTTGGGCATGAGTTTCCGTCGCTGCCGGCGCTCAAAAGCTGCTTGCAATGCTCCGAGTTCATCGAGTCAATGACGAGTCGCATGTGAAATCCGCCGGTGCGCACGCACTGGGCAACCCGGTTGAAATTGCAGTTCTTCAAAGTTGCGTTCACACCGTACTCGAAGTACACACCCGTCTTTCCGCCGTGATCGACTCCGTCTGCCGAGCACCGTTCGTATTCAAGCCCGTGTGCTTGACTGCCGTATGAGTGATACGCGGCTTTCTTGAATCCACGAACGCGGCAATCAACAAAACGGTGAAACTCATTGTTGGTATCAGAACCTCCGAGCGGCCGACAGTCGATTGAAAAACCGTATTTTGAAGGCGTTGGCGTTTCACCGATTGTCACGTCTTCAAATGTGTTTTTGGTACTGATTCGACCAGTCGGAGAGACGCCCGGCAAATTGGTGATTAAAACCGATGAATCCATTCCCTGAGTCTCAACAATGATTTCAATGTTTTTGAATTTGCAATACCCGCACCTTGCGACAATGAGCGGAGCCAGTCCGGCAGGGCCGCAATAGCGTATTTTCGATGGCCCTTGGATGGTCACTTTGTCAACGTTTGACAACTTGAGAGGCTCAAATAACACGACCGCATCCGGCAGTTGAATTGTTTCGCCATCTACTGCGTTGGCGAAGCGTTCGACGATCGACATAATTGCTCCTCTTGCTTATACGGTTGGGGGAGTTGTCTTGTATGGATGGCCTCCAGGCAAATTGCCGGTCAGGCCAAAACGATGGGCAAAGTAACCTTCAAGTTTTTGACGATCGGTTGTTGACCAAGCACGGTCGCCAACAATCTCTTGTGCTATGTCGCCTGCCATGAAAAACGATCCGCCACCTCTGGCCCCAAGTGCGTATGTTCCGCCGGCAGATGGACTCGCTGCCGCATTGATCGCCGAGCCTCCAGATGTGCCGTTTACAAAAATCTCGACAGTATTCGTCGCGTCGTCAAATGTGGCGATGACGATAACCCATGTGTTCGTGGCAACAGCGCCAGTCGACGAAACAAGTAAATTCGTACCGGCCCCAGTGTCGTAATTGAAAGATGGAACGTCACCAGCCGCGTTGTGCATCAATTCCCAGTTGTTGAGCGAATACGTTTGAACCATCTGAAATGCGGATGCCGCAGTAAATCTGTAAACACATGCGTAGCTGAGGCCGGCCGGGCTGGCGCCAAAACTGAATGTTCCTGAAAACAATTGATCGCCGCCGTCAAACCTTGCAATTGGATAGCCATTCAAAATTGCAGTTTTATAGGTTGGTCTTTGGGCCGCAGTCCCGTTTGCAATGTCCTGCGCAGCCGATGAACTATCGGTAAATGTTGCTATCGCATCGCCATCGTTCAAAGACAACGACGACGGGTTTCCCCATCGTCGTTTTCCAGGTAGCCGATCTGGCGTCCACAAATTTGCGGCCGCAGAAGCGCCCAAGCCGTTGTAACGACGCGGGCGCATTTTGACGTTTCTCAATCGCGTCTTTCTCATCGTCGCTTACCTTAGAACAGCTTGTAAAGAGCGTTCAGGTCCGTGGCAGAACTGCCGGTGCTGAACGTGAATTCAAGTTTCTGAGAACCTTGAAGGTCGCAATAAGCCCGAGCAATCGTGTCGTTTGCCGGGGAGACCACATCGACGTCGACACCGGCGTTTGCCGTTGTACCGACGATTGCCATCGTGTCAGCGAAGCGGTTCGACGCGTTGATGATTCTGTTGTCGACGCCAACCTGAACAGAAAGGGCCAACGTGACTTCGAGGAGCACGGTCGGAATCCAAATACCGTTGTTCACGTTGACATCGTCGACGAACGTTCCGCCGGGGGCCGTCATCACCTTGGACCAGCCAATCACTCGGCACGATCCGGTGTTCGTATCGGCCCCGGTTCCGAACAGCATGAACAACACGCCGTTGGCCGCCACGCCACCGCCAAGCGGGCCGGTCAGGTCGATAACGCTAGCGTTGGTTCCTGTGTCACCCGATCCTGTGGGCTCAGTCGCCGTGGGAATCTTCGACACGAAAGACGTGGAAGTTTGGTTCGTTCTTCGAGCCAAACGCCACGGAGTTGCATGGGTAACAATGAGTTCTTCCATGTGCTCAAATGCCTTTCAGGAGTTGGTCGGCCACTTCGGCCGGCGGGATTTCGATGTTGCCGGCCTTCTTCTTCATCAACTCGGCCGAAAAGTGCTGAACTGTCGCACCGAGAGCATGAAAAAGAGCGAGCGGATCAACCGCGCAGTTGCACGCGATTTGGCACGACCCGTTCGGCATCATGGCGATTCTGATTTCGGCGATCGGTTGCATGTCTTGACCTGGGTATGGTGGGTGAAGGACCGGCGCGAGATTGCGCCGGTCAAAGAGGAGTTTACGCAAACGGGGTGGCTTCGGTGCCCGATGCGTTCAGGAATCCGCGGACGATGCCCGTGCTGGCGGCAACGTCTTCAATTTCGATCCAGTCGCCACGTCGGCCGCCCGTCGTCGTGCCGTTCAACGTGATCGTCGTCGCGCCACCGGCGTTAGTGGCCATACTGACGCCAAACAGGCCGGCCGCGCCTGTGTCGTTGTTTTGGACGACACCACCGAAGAGGTGAGCACCGGTCGCCGTGAAGACTGCATTACCGGTGTAGGTGACACCGAAAACGAACCGGTATTTGGCCCCGGTTCCAGCCATCGCCGGAAGCGTAATTGCCGAACCGCCCGCCGTATTCATGACGATCGTTCGGCCGTCGTGGGCGGCTTGCGTAACCGTGAGGGCGGAACCGGAATTGACGAGGTTGTTTGCCCCGGATGTTCCGGCGATGAGCAACCACGTCGCCGCGTTGATCGTGCCGGTGTTCCGGTAGACTTGGCCGTTCGTGATGTCGATCGCCAAGGCGCCCGGCAGATAGCCGCCGATCGATGCCGTGGGAACCCCGGAGAAAAACCCCATAAGGTTGCTGTTTGGCAGGACTTCAAGAACCCCGCCGGACGGGTCAACAAACTGACTTGCGCGATACTTGCTCGACATGGTCCATCCTCCAGTTTTGTGCCGTGGATCGTTTCACTTTCGCCTTTCGGCTCGGTCAGGCGCACCATGCCCTGCCGCCTCGGCACGCGAGTAGTCTACTGATAAGTGATTGGGGTTGAGTAAAGGCCGTTCCGGTATCGGTATCGCCGGTTCAAGTTCGAAGGATCGCCATTGTACCCGAAGGTCTGCCCTTTGTTCCGCCGGTCGAGACTGATCGACGCTCGCATCCGGTCGAGGAACGCGGCCATCATCGGCCCGGGCATGTTGTCCATGTAAAGTTCGGCCGCTGCCTTGACCGCGGATTTAATCGTCTCGGCGTGAACCGGTCCGCCCATTGCAAAGTTCTTCGTGACCTGCAACGAGTTAGGCAGAATGTACATCTGATATTCGAGCGTGTAGATCTGATCCGTCATCGGATACAGCAGCAGCCTGGAACGCTGGCCGGCACCTTGGCGAACCTGAGTTCCGGTCGACACCGCACACCATTCCGGTTTGCCGACGACATCGGGAGCGGATGCACGCTTTTGCAGAATGACCTGCTCGTTCGTTTGCCGAATCGGCACCATCTGCCCGCCATCGATGATAATCCTTACGTCCCCTTCGAGCCCGCCAAAATCGTCCGGCATGTCCACCTCGTTCGCGCTAGCCGGAACGTCGATCTGACGAATGGGCCGCATGAACGACCAGTCGTAGCTACTCTGCTCGCCAGGCAGAGGGGCCGGGAAGTAGAACATTCGCAGCCCGGAATCGAGGCATGAATCGATCTGATTCTCTTGCCGGGTGCTCCATGCGACATCGCCGTAATCCGTCCCGCGGCCGAACCCGAGGAACTCGCCGATTTCGGCTTTGAGTTGAGACAGGGACAGGTCCAAGGTCGATTGCGGCATGGCGATCCTCCGGAATGCAAAAAGGCCGGCCAAACGGCCGGCCTCGTGAAACCAGTTTATCAAAACATTACTGGAGCGGGGCGTAGAGTTGGGCCGCCCGCCACCATCGAATCGTCGTCGTCGGCGGAGTCGTGCCGGTCGCGTTCAGGTGAGCCACCACCAAGCCCATGCCCACGTCGGTCGGGAAGTCGGTCCCGTTCGTCGTGGGGATTTGCTTCACGCTCGAAAGCCGGACGCCATCTTGGAAGAAGCTCAAAATGAAAGAGCCTCTCGGATCGCCAAGTGGCGTGTACCGCATCCCGAGTTTGGTGTAGGTGTCCGCGACGAGGGTCGCTTCACCGGTCCCCACCGTGACCGCCGTCACGCCGTCCGCTTTGTAGACCGTGTTTACACCGCTAGTTCCGCTTTCGGGGCAGAAGAACCCGCAGAGGTTGACATCAGCCAACGCACCGACCGCCGTAATCGGCACCGTCGCCGTCAGAGCCGAGTTGCCCATCAGGCCAACGAAGAAATTCATGTTCGCCGTCGTCAGCGTCGATTTTTTGATGCTGCATTCAAACCAGAACGAAAAGTTGGCCCGGTTGATGGCAAACGGGATAGCCGTCGTTCGGAAACTCGCACCTTCATCGTCACCGTCGGACCCAAGGTTTACGCCGGTTGTCGGCACGCCTGCGGCGGTCGCCACGGACAGGGCCACCGGATTCAAGAATCCGCCGGTCGACGTAAACGCCGAATAGTTGCTGTTCGCACCCCAGTTGCCTTCCGTCGTCGGAGGCGTTTTGTTGAACGACGAAAAGTAGTCCTCAAACAGGACGCCGTTTACCGATCGGTCACGAAGTCCGTTGATCGGGCAGTTGCCCCAGATCGACGCACTCGGGCCGTAGTCGGTGTTCTGCCCATGCCATTGGACGGTATTCACACTCATGATTCATCCTCAAAAACCGCCAAGTCGCGATGCTTGGCGGTTTGGGTTTAGGCCGCGGCTTTGGACTTGGGAGTTGGGGCCGCTTCGGGAGGCTCGCCCACCAACGGCAGGTCGAGTTTGTTCAGTTTGTTCACATCGCCGTCGCAAAGTTGGCTGACCGCGTTCACGAGCCAGTCGTATTCAGCGAACGTGCACATCGACACACGCTGCGTCGTGTTCCGCTCGATGTCTTCTCGGCTGCCCTTCATCATCTCTCTGGACCGGTTCTTCATCATCTCGAACCGGGCAGCATTATCACGAGCCATAACTTCACTCCGAAGAGGGTGGTAAATTCGATGCCGATTACGCCGGCATCGTCGTGTCGGTTGCCAGAACGCCGCACTTCCGGCGATCGTAGCAGAGCGTGTTCAGAGTGCAGTCCGTGTGGACGGCGCTCAGGGTGTGCTGGCCGGGCACGACCGGCTGCACGGTTTCTTTCATCCACGAGCCCGAGAGTCCCTTCACGCAGAAGACGCTCCAAGCGATCTGGTAGAACGGGTTTGTGGTGTCGCTGTCGAGTTCGGGCACGACGTTGATCGGCCCGCGCATGAATGTTGGCTTGCCTTCCATCGGGGCGATGTCGGCCCCGAGGTTGTCGTTCTGCGATTCGAGGATTTCCACCAGCGTGCTGTACAACGCGTAGTTGGTGTAAAACTCGGTCGCTTCGCCCTTGTCGTACTGGGGCACGTCATCGACCAGCGGCGTGAACTTCGTCATCTCAGCCATCCGGCGAGCCGAGCGAATGAAATCGCTTTTGCTCACCGTGGTGTACTGGGTGGCGTAGTTCCGCCATTTGTCGTCGGTGTTCGGGTTGATACCGGCAACGTTGGTCGACGTGGCCGGAGACAGACCGTTAAAACCGTTGTTGTTGGCGATCGTGGCGGCGGTGTTGCTCTTCACGATCCAGTACGGAATGCCGTACATGGTCACGTCATCGCTCGATGCCGGCGTTCGCCAGAACGCACGTTCGAACAGTTCGATTGCGCTGCCCATCGCCGCCACCCGACGTGTCCGGATCAGGTCGACGATTTTCGCCGCACCGCTGTTGAAGAGCGGCTCGCGATAGTCGTAGGCCCAGTTCCAGGTAACGTGCCGCCACGGGACGCTGCACGTTCCCATCTGGTTCGTGATGGTGACAACGTCCTCAGCCCCCAGACCCACAAAGCGGGCCGACTGAGAAACCCCGGTCATGCGGTTGAATTGAATTTCATAACCGCTGTCGAACGTGGTTTTCTTCTTGTTGATTAATGTTTTTAGCGCGATCGTGTTTCGGTAGTACGACGCGTTATCAGTCCACCGGTTGCGCCCCAATTCACGGAGAGTCGTCGTGACGAGGTCGGCAATGTTTGCGGCCTGCGTGGCCATAGGTCATTCCTTTGTCAGGGTCGGGGGTTGGTCAGGTGTCAGTCGGGGAGTTCGTCATGCTCCGACGTGTCTCCGGCCGTTTTGACTGCTATTTCTTGCAGCTTCTTCTCGACCGATTCCACGGCGGTTCTGACGCCCTTCTGCTTCGGTGGCTCCACGCGGGAGCCGGGTTTCATTGTTGCCCCTTGAGCAAAGCCCTTGGGGTCCGGTGCCGGTTTGCTCGCTTCGAGCATCCCGAAGATTGTGCTGTTCACGCGATCGAACACGGCATCGAGTGACATGCCCGGATTCGCCTTAGCGAATTCCTGCATGGCCTTGGCGACCGTTGCACGTCGAATGAATTCCGGCGAACTGCGGTCAAGTTTTTGTCGTGATCCCTCCCCGTAAATGGCGGCCTTGGATGCAAACAGTTGGTCCAACCGGTCAAGGTTCGCGGCGGCTTCACGTTGCCGGACGCTGCCAACAATCGCTTCCAAGGACTGTTCAAGACCCCTGATCTTTTGAAGTAGCGGCCGAGTCACGTCGGCAAACATCTTCTCGACCGGCATATTGTCGTCCCATTTGCTCGTGTCAACGCCGATCTGGCTCAAATTGAATTCTTCGGGCTCCGGCTGCTGTTGTTGTTGCTGCTGCGCCTCCGTGCTCGCAACAAACCGGCCCTTCTCGTCACGCTGTCGCATGTCTGGACCGGTCGCCTTGGCAAGCAAGTCAACCGCCCGCTCAAGTGTCGGCTGATCCATGCTTGCAATTTCGACATCATCAATGCCCAACCGCCTCGCCGCTTTCACCAGGTAGCCCGGCAGCGCCGGCTTTGGCGGTGGGGGCGGAGACACCGGATCGGCCGGGGCCGGTGTTGGCGTTTCGAGCGTCGTCTCTTCGGCAATCTCGACCTGCCCCGGATCGACCGGGAAGGCTTCTTCGAGGATTTGTGCCGCGGTCGGTTCCGCGTCTTGGGTTTCTGCCGTCATATCAACCTCGTCATGGGGTGGGTGGATGGAACAAAGTTTACGATCTATTTCGCAATTTTGTTATGAAATGACGTGGTATTGGTAGTTTGCGGTGCTTCCGCTGTAGTTGCCGAGGATGATCGAAGTTACAAGAGTTGGGGTCGGTTCCGTGCCGCCAGTGATCGCCGTCGTGCTCGCCGCGGCCACGAATGAACCGTATCCGGGCAGCACAAATGGCGTCTTCGCGAGCACCTTCATCACGAAGTTTGTCGACGCCGAAATGAATTGCAGGTAGGTGATCTGGTCGGCCCAGAAGTGGAAGTAATCAAACGGCGTCGGAAGAATCGTTGACGTTGTCCAGAGCGTTTGAACAGACCCGGTCGTGAGAATTCCCGCTCCGCCTTGGTCGTATCCGCCGACCGTGATGGTGAACGGTTCGACCGGGTCTCCGCCGGATGAACCATGCTTGCCAGAATACTCAACACCTTGAATCGGGCAGGTGAAGAAATTCCAGATGTTGAGGCTGGCCATGATTAATACCCGTTGTAGCTATTGCGATCATGATACCCGTGGGCTTTGAGATAATCCCGACGGTGGGCAGCGTTTCGCATGATCGGCTGTCCGATGCTGTTGTATTCGGTTCGCACCCCCTTCTTTTCGTCGATTGCTTTCACCTTCTCGATCATGTGCGTCGGTACAGACATCGCATCTGATGCGTAAGGGTATCCTCGCTTCGCGTGCCGCGCTCGTGTCCGCTGCTTCGAAATGCCTTCGGCGTAGGATCGGCCTTTGTTCTGTTTCGCCGTTTCCTTCTCGAAGACCTCTTTCGTGACCTCCTTTTTGTCGATGAAGTACACCGGCTTGCCTTTCACCTTCTTGATCTGAAAAAGCATCGTCACTCTCCTATGGTGGCCCCTTGTGATCCGCCGGCGTCTTGGCCAAGTAACGCCTGCTGCATGGCTTTGCTCTGCCCGCCGCTCGTGGCCTCGCTCGCATTCACGCGGTTGTAAGTTCGCGTCGTCGAGGCCGGCTTCAACGCCATGTCTCTTTCACTCTGCGGCCCGTCGCCTTCGGTCACTTCGACAGACGAAATGATTGCCGCCAAGTCCGGCGAATTACCGTAGACCGACACCAGCCGGAGATATTCGGCAATGTCGATGCTGATCCCGTTTTGCTGCAACAACGGCATCATCGGCATGAGAATCTGAGTCACGGTCCCGTTGAGGAAATTCAACTTCTCTTCCGGGCTCTGATACTGCATCGTGTACGGCTCGACTTTGACGGCGATTTCTTCGAATGGAACCTGCCACCGTTCCTGCGGTGTGACCTTTTGTTCGATCGGTGCGCTCAGGCCCGTGATCGGCATGTAATTTGTCATGACGTTTCGCGGGTGGTAGTGCCAAAACCAACACAGCGATTTGATGACGTTGGCGGTAAACTTCACCACGGCTTGCTGCATCCACCGGATCGACGCCCCGGCGTTCGC